AAGAGATACATACTCAAACTGAAATACTTCATGGGGTTGTGTTTCTACCCCCTAAACAAGATCAAAAAGATATTCCATACGAAACGGTAGAAGGTTAGTATGTCAAACATAAAAACAAAAAATTACAAACAATATAGCAATGCAATTAGAAAAGCTCAAGCTGTAAAAGATTTTGATTACAAAGACTCTTATCCGGGCATAGGATCTAAGAAATTTTCTCTATTAAGACCTATTGTTCAAACAATTGATAAAATAACTGGGTATAAAAGAACAAGAGATACGGACTATATGGATATTAGTAAAGCTAAAAAAGGTTTAGAAAAAATAAAATATGGTAAAGAAATACCTAAAACAGTTAAAATAGGAAATAAGAGAGTAAAAAATCTAAAACATGGTCAAAGTTTTTTAAAAACATTATTTGATTAAGGAGTAACAATGGCAGAAAATAAAAAAGAACCACTAACAGATACTGAAAAATTAGCAATAGAGTCTGCAAGTGAAATGTATGAAGAACTTTTTAAACAATATAATCAGGAAGGTAAGTTGCAAGACTCAGCAGCTTTTTTAAGAGATAGACAAAGAGAGTATAATAGATTAGCAGAAGCTTATCCTAATGCTATACCAGAGTTTCGTGAAGCATTTAAATTACCACAAAAGACGTATTATGGTGGTGGTTCAGTAAGAATGACTAGAAGGTATTAGTGTTTGAACGCATTGACGTTAAAAAACTAGGACCACCTATCAAGATACACAGACATAAAGGTGTATCAACAATAATAAAGGCTAAGAATGGCAAGACCAAAACTAAAAGAAGGCGAAAAAGGTAACTATAATACCTCAAAAGCTGTTCTTGCTAGGAAAAAAGTAACAAGACAGCTTAATTTAAGGCGAAAAGAACTTGCTAAAGTAGAAAAACAGAAGCAAAATGCCATAAAAAAGCGTGATACTGTTAAAAATGCCCTTGATTTGATTAAAAAAGGTGGTATAACAGAGCAAGAGTTTATAAAAACACTGCCAAAAGAGGTAAAAGAAGCTGTTGAAAGTGGTGTAGAGATCACTTTTAAGCCAAATAAAGGTCCTCAAGAGCATTTTTTATCAGCACCAGAGAAAGAAGTCCTATATGGTGGTGCAGCAGGTGGTGGTAAGTCGGCAGCAATGCTGATGGATGTACTAAGATACGCAAATAACCCTAATCATAGAGGTTTATTACTGCGTAGAACACTAGGAGAGCTATCAGAGCTTATAGATCAGTCTAGAAAGCTCTATCCAAAGGCATTTAACGGTGCTGTATACAAGGAATCGAAGAATTTATGGATATTTCCATCAAAAGCAACAATACAACTCAGTTATGTGGACAAAGATTCGGATGTTATACGTTTTCAAGGACAAAGTTATACATGGATTGGTATAGATGAGCTTGGGCATTATCCTACTCCATATGTCTGGAACTACCTCAGGTCGAGATTACGTACAACAGACCCAACGATCCAAACATATATGCGATCATCAGCAAATCCCGGTGGTGCAGGTGGATGGTGGATTAAGAAGATGTTTATCGACCCTGCTCCTGCAGGTGAACCGTTTTGGGCAACGAATGAGGAAACTGGTAAGATACTGATAAATCCTACTACGAACAAACCATTGTTCCAACGTAGATTTATACCTGCTAGACTAACAGATAATCCGTATCTTACAGCTACAGGTGAGTATGAAGCTATGCTTCTTTCTCTTCCTGAAGTAGAACGTAGAAGGTTACTTGATGGTGATTGGGATGTTGCCGAAGGTGCAGCGTTCTCAGAGTTTAATAGAGCAGATCACGTGGTAGATCCATTTGATATGCCTACAAACTGGACAAGAATAAGAGCAGCAGACTATGGTTACGCTAGTCCTTCATGTGTATTATGGGGTGCTGTTGATTGGGATAACAATCTCTGGATATACAGAGAACTATATGCAAAAGGTCTTACAGGTGAAGCTTTGGCACAAGCAGTGATGGAAGCAGAACGAAATGACCCACCAATGATGATATCAGTATTGGATGGAGCGTGTTGGTCAAAGCATGGCACAGGACCTTCAATAGCAGAAACTATGATACGAAACGGTGTTCGGTG